CTACTGGCGTCGGACCTACGATGCAGCTTCTCGTCAAAGCACTCGATAAGGCTGGGGCAGCAGGTCCCGATGGGGCCTTGTTTGCACCGGTTGGGGGCGACCTTTCCACTCCAGAGGCGCAGGAGGGCATCCGGGCCGCCCTCACTGACGTGCTTGACGAAGACTGGGGAAGTTTGGTCGAGGAGGATGACCCCATCTTCCCTATCGCGGAGTTGTTGAGTGATGAATCCGCTGATTTGGGGATGGAGGATAAGCAGTTTCTTCGCACAATCATTGCTGATTATTTGACGGATGAAATCACGGTGGTGGAAGAGGCGACTCGCGAGGATCATCAAAAGGATGAGCCTACTACGGGCGACGTGAAGCAGAGCTTGAAGGAGCGCCGGAAGAAGGACAAGTCTCGGATGACGTCTGCCCTTCGGGATGCGAAAGGTCAGTTCTTGGACCAATCCGCTATTGACGAGGCGCAGGGTTCTGGGGCGAAGCAGGATGACGAAGACGCCGATACTTCTGCCGAGTCCGAGGGTGCAGGGTCGGAAGACACAGAAGAAAAGAAGGAGGAGGGTGCAGAGCGGAAGAAGGGATTCTTCGCCGCCCTTCTTGATGCCATCTTCCCTGATTCGAGAAAGGATAAATGGCAAGCCATCGTTGAAGGCGACGAGCCTGAATCTTCGACGGAAAAGACAGCCCTTGATCGTTATGATTTGCAGCCGTGGGACACTTCCAAACTTCCAACGGGAAACTCTGTCCCGTTAGATGCGCGGTAACGTTCCTATACCTTCACCCTATGAGCGAGACTTGTGCTCGTGGAATCCCTGTCCTTACAGGACCCCCTTACAGGACCCCCTTACTGGAGAATCGTCATGGCCGACAACCTTACCCGGAGCGGGGCACGGGCCTTCACCGAGACCCTTGACCGTATCGCTACCGCCGTTCAACACAATGCAGCCCTTTTGGGCCTCCCCTCGAACATTGCCACCGACTTCGCCTTCCGCTGCGATTTGGTTAGCGATGCGGTGGAGAAGCAAGCGGCGGCCAACTTCCCTTTGAAGCAAGCTGACTTCAACGCCGATGAGATTGGCGAAGAGGTTCCGGGTCCTTTGGTTGATGATCCTCCCAATGCACAGATCGATGAACACTTCACCCAAGAGAAGTTCCACGAGCTTACCGAGATGGCAGACGCCGAAGAAGCCGCCGACAAGCTGGCTTCTCTGATGGAAGAGGCAGACCGCGTGATGGAAGCCGCGATGCCCACCATCAACGTCCAAGGATTCCGGGGCTTTACGGATCAGGTTCGCCGTTTAGACGAACTCTCCACCGAAATCGAGATGCTTGAAGCAGAGCTTGAGGCCGCCACCAGCGGCCTTTTGTCGCGCAAGAAGGATCTCGACAAGGAGATGAAGGCCGCCGTTGAGGTTCTCAAGAAAGACTACAAGGAGAATCTTTCGGCACAGGGCAACGTCATCATCGAGCGCAAGACCGCTCTGGTGGACGCCCAGGCAAGGTTGGCAGTCGTTGCTCGCAGGCGCACTCCGCAGAAGGTCCGGGATGAACTCCTGGCCGCTCTTGCCGAGGAGTACGGTGAGAGTATTCGTCAGCGCCTTCCTGAACTGGAGAACGCACTGCGCGAAGAAAAGAAGACTATGGCTGTCGCCTTCAAGGGATTCGAGCTTGAGATGCGTACCGCGTCCGTTGCTGACAAGAACGCTGGTGTCCTCGACAAGCTGGTTCGCTTCCGCGAATGGCTCGTTGGTGGCCTGAAGCGCATTGTCGGTATGGCAGAGCAGGCCACTCGTCTTTTCAAGGGCGTGGGCCGCAAGATGGAGAAGGACACCTCCATGTTCCTGCGGGAACTCGACCAGTTCGAGTCCGAGATGGGCAAGGCTGCCACCGAAGTCCACGGTTTCGATTTCTTTTCCGAGTAGGAGTCTCCGTTGAAGACCGGCACTAACAACGTCAACTGGCAAGAGAGAGCCACAGAGTTCTCTGTCGGTGATCTCGTGGGAATCTTCGGAGCCTACGAGTCTCAAGCAGGCCGCGTAACAGCGGTCTGGCCTGCTATTGGCATGATTGATGTTGAAATGCCTAACGGCAACAAGCGGTTCCCTGCGGAAGACCTCCAGCGTTACGACGGCAACGGTAACGCAGCCCCGCCTACCACAGACTCTGCTCCGGGAGGCCAGCCTACGGTTTCGGTTCCAGGAGGCCCTTACGGTAAGAGCGCGTCTGCTGAAAGAGTTGCTGAAGCAGCCGTGCGTAGAGCTTTGTACTGGGCATCCACGGATCGTAAGTACAAGTTGACCCGCTCTGAAAAAGACGGTGGGGCTATCGGTTGTCCCAAGTGCAAGGAAGGCTCCCTCAAGCGAGCAATCTACAAGCGTAGGGACGGTGCCAGCGAGCGCCTGATGGGATGTCCTGGGTGCATGTTTCTCATCAAGGAACTCGATATTGTGAACTTCCTTGGGGATAACGCTGAACTTGAAGTCGGAGAGGAGGGTTAGACATGGCTTTTGCCAAGTACGCCAAGGCGATGGTCCTCCATCCTCGTGTCAATGCTGCCTCTTGGGGCGGTGTGCAGCGTACTGCGTCTTCTACCCCCACCCGCGACCTCTCCGCGCAAGCCACCACGATTCTCGGCACTCCTTTTAGCCCGGACCAGTACCTCCTTACCCACTGCACTATTGTGGGATCGGTTGAGGTAGAGAAGGTAGCGGGCGCGAAACTCGGGAACGTCAAGATCGGCAGCCGTACCATCAACCGTAAGTACGCCGACTACTACATCTCCCCTGAATCATCCGCGATGGTGAACAACAACGGGGATTCCTGGAGCCGGGATGTCTTGCTGAAGTCTTACCGGACTTTCATCGGCTCCCACAACTTCCAGGAGCATGTCCAGATTGAGGAGCAGTCGAAGGGCCGCATCATTGATGCCGTAGCCCGTGACGTTGGCTCTTCGGTTTATATCGACATCCTCGTTGCCACTGACCGAAAGCACGCAGCACTTGTCCAGGACATTGAATCCGGCAAGATTGCAACGCTCTCTATGGGCTGCACCACGGATTTCACCATCTGCACGAAGTGCGGTCATGTTGCCGCTGATGAGACTGAACTTTGCGACCATATTCGGTATGCGAAGCTCAACACTTTCATGGATGGCGGCGGCAAGAAGCGCGTGATTGCAGAGCTTTGCGGCCATCCCGACTACGATGAGACGGGTGGCGTGACGTTTATCGAGGCGTCTTGGGTAGCGACCCCGGCCTTTTCCGGCGCTGTCATGCGGAACATTTTGAGTCCTGCGGAGGCCACCTCCCAGACCCAGAAGTTGGAACAGGTCCTCTCCGCGCCCCCAGAGGCATGGTCGCAGGACGCGATTGCGAAGGCAGCCTCTACGGTACGCGCCTTTGGTTTTGGCGAGGATGATGAAAAGCCCGCCGAAGAGGCACCCGCTGATTCAGGGAAGCCTTTCACTGACATCGAAGACCAAATCTACGACATGGTGAAGAAGCGCGTTCAAGAGCGCCTTCAGAAAGACATGGCTGATTCCAACGTGGAAGAGCAACTGGATAACCCAGGTCCTCCGTCCACTTGGCCCAACGACACCCTTCAAAAAGAGGGCAAGCTCCACCAGTACAAGACTGCTATTCAGACGGTTGTGCGGGTGGCGTCCTCTGACGTAGCCCTCGTTGACGGGGTTGCTGCGGTCAATGATTCCTACGGAGTCAAAGTTGCACGGGACATTTACCGTGCGGTTTTGGCTGCGGGAACCCCTTCGAGCCATCCTGACTTGAAGTCCTTTCTTGCTGCTCTTGGCTCCGCTACGGGTCGCAAGATGTCCTCTGCCGAAGTTCGGGTAGCAATCCGAGTCGGCTATCTGCTTTCCCGACGGGCGAGCAAAACCACTCAATCCGTTACCTGAATACACAAGGAGAATAGTCATGAGTCGCGAACGAATGACCTGGACCGATGACAAGCAGGCTTCTGAAGCCCCTGCAACCCCGTCCGACAGCGAGGGAGCCGCAAGCCCCGCCGCCAAGGAAGACCCCGCACCAGAGGCTTATGCCAAGGGCGACACTGAAGAGTGGGCCGAAGGCAAGGACGAGTCTCCTGTGGTGGAAAGCGAAGCACCTGCTGTGCCCAGCGAGAGGCAGGCTGCTGCCATGCTTGAGCGCAAGGCTGCCAAGTGCATCCGTCTTGCAACTGCCATGCTTGGTGATGGCGCTTCTGTAGAGGCCATCGAAGACCAAGCTCTCGCCTTTATGGATATGGACGACCGTGCCCTCCATTCTTCCCTTTCTCGCCTTGGCGAAGATGCAGAGAAGAAGAAAGAGGCCGAGGAAGGCGCAGAGGCAGAGGCAGCAAAGACCATCCAAGAGGACAAGGAGCACGCTGCTGAAGCCAAGAAGGCCGATGATTCTGCTGACGAGGCCATCGACAAGGATGATGCCAAGGCTGCTGAAGAGGATCTCGCCAAGGAAGCTACCGACAAGGAAGCTGTCGAGAACCGTCTTGCCAAGATCGAGGAAGCCTTGAGCATCCTTGTGGGAAAGAAGGCCGAGGATGACAGCGACGACGAGGCTATGGACGACGACAAGAAGGCTTCGGGCCACTTGGACGAAGACGAAGCCATGCTCGAAGCCATGCTTGCCGAGGAAGGCATGATGGAGAAGCCCGAGGCTATGGAAGACCCCGAGGCGATGCTTGAGGAGATGCTTGCTGAAGCAGAAGCCGAGGCTATGGCCGAGGAAGTTGCCGAGGCCATGTCCGCAGACCCCGGTGTTCCCGGTGAGGAAGCCCTCTACGAAGATGGCGAGTCGCATGATCCGGGCGACCATGATCCCGACGGCTTCGAGGAGTCGATGGTGGTGGACGAGGCTGTCATGATGGCAGATCCGGTTGTCGATGATCCGATGGGCGTCATGGCTCGCGACCTGGACGAAAAGGATAGCGAGATGCTCGCAGTTCTCTTCGGCAAGCAGGCTGACGACGATGACGACGAGGACAAGGACGAAAAGGAAGACCACGACGAGGGTGCCATCAAGGATGATGAGGACCACATCGAGTCCCTTGAGGAAGACAAGGACGAGGAAGAAAAGGACCTCAAGAAAGAGGAAAAGAAGGCGGCCCGTAAGCCCCAGCCTAAGAAGGCCAGCAAGGGCGCGAAGCGTCTTGGCGGTGTCTCCAAGTCGGCAGGCAACGAGGTCGGCAACCTTTCCCAGCTTTGGGAGTCTGCTCCCGACGTGAGCCGGTTCTTCAACTAATCCCAACCCTTTCCCCCAGGCGTGGAGGGCAACTTTCACGCCTGGGGGGTCCAAGGTTTCTCCCTAACGGGACAAAAGGGACCTTCGGTTCAATAGATACTTGATACACCGTCTTATAGTTAGACGGTTTGCGTCTGGACTTGAAGGCATACGGCCCGAGAGTCTTTCATCACACCCCTTCCTGTAAACAGGGAGCACAGTCAGGAGAAATCATGCCTTTGCTTGGACAGGCCAGCGGTGGGTGGACAGAGTCATCTTCGGCACTTCGTATTCTCAACTTGGGAATCCGAAACTCCGTGGGCGTTCTTACGAACGACTCCTTCACCCAGACCAACCCGCCAGTAGTTACGGCCACTTCAACTATCAGTACCAATGTTGACACCAGTGTTCTTGGTGCCCTCTCTGGTAGTATCGCGTACACTCGACCCGATCAGGGCGTCAACTTCATCGGCCCCAACGCCGAAGGTGTTGGTGCTGCGAACGAACTGTTCGTCTTGCCCCTCGGACTCTTCATCAACGACGCCGTAGGTAACGCCTATGAGAACACTCCCGGTCCTGCATCGGGCAAGGGTCCTTACGTCAGCGGTCAGGGAACTTATGCTTCCTCGCTGTTCGAGACCCAGTTCTTGGCCGCCTCTGGTGGTGGTGGTGCTGCTGGTGATGCAATCACCTGGACTACTGGAATGCGTATGATCGCTTCCCGTAACGGCTACCTCATGCCTCTCTGGGACATTGTCAACGGTGGCACCTTCGCCAACGCTGGTAACAGTTCCGATGTCGAGCATGGCCACGCCGCTGGAACCGAAACGATGATGGGTGTCCTCAAGATGCCTGCTGATGCAACCCAACCAGAGATCGTTTTCGATCTCCGCGTCTGATAAGGAGTACACACAATGTCAGTTGCAAACTCTGTGAAGCAGAAGCTGATCAGCGACTACATCGGTACTCCCCAGGGACGTGCCAAGCTCGCTGCATCAATGACTCAACCCCTGCGGCTTCGTCGCGACTACATGGCAGTGGGTCGTAAGACCTTCCTTGTCGAGCAGTTGCCCGACGGTGCCCTGCCGATTTACGACAAAGATCCTGATGTTACGGCATATGTGGTCGGTGAAGAAGGTGAGAACATTCTTGCCATCACCAAGCCTCGCCGCGTCATCTTTCCTTTGTTCGAGATCGCGTCCAACCCGGAGATCCCCCTGACCCAGATCAAGGAGCGTCGTTTCGACCTCATTGAGCGGGCACAGGATCTCGCCCGTGCCCAGATTCAGGCTGCTGAAGATGAGCGCGTGTTCGCCGTCCTTGACGCTATCGCAACCACTGGTTTCGACAGCATCGCTGGTGGTACGAACCCCGACACCCCCGTTGTTGCACCGATTAGCGGAGCCGTCCTTGCTGACGCCTTCTCGCTCATCGAGCGCCACGACCTCCGGGTTGCTCGCGTGTTCATGAACGCTCGCGACTACGCTGACCTGCGTAAGTTTGGCCGGGACATCTTGGACATCGAAACGCAGCGCGAACTGCTGAAGACCGGCCTTATGGGCACCCTCTGGGGCGCACAGGTCATCGTCAGCCGCCTTGTCCCCGTGGGCACGGTGTATGTTTGCTGCGAGCCAGAGATGTTTGGACGTATCCCCGTCCGTACCGAACTGACCGTTCTTTCCGCAGACGATCCGAAGGCTCGCACCATCGGCTTCTCCTGCTTCGAGAACCTGGGTCTTGGTGCCTACAACCCCCGTGGTTTGGCCCGACTGACCATCACTCGGTAGCATTTAGCCGGTGACGGCTTCTGAAACCCCCGGTTGGTTCGCCAATCGGGGGTTTCTTGCGTTTGGGGGGTTCCCGTTCTGACTGGCTGCCGTAAAGAGTTCAAGAGGAGGGATGGGACACCCAGACTGATTCGACAAAGGTGGAGGGCGATCAAGACCCGTTGACCACTGCGCTACCCACAAGACCGAGCAGCGGCGAAACCTTGTCAGTCTAAACGCCATACGAGTACCGAGAGGTCCGGGACGAAAGTCTCGGGCCTCGTTTGCTTTGGGGTGCCGGTAGAGTGTCGATACTCAATGGGAAGTAACCCTTCTGGAGACAGTCATGTCTGATACCCCCGCCCGTCACCGCTTGATTCGCCTTGCCTCTACGTTGCCCAAGGGCAGCACGGAGCGTGGAGAGATCCTCTCCATTCTTGCCGCTGACGCTGACCACCTGAAGAAGCACCAGTTCGACAGCGAGAACAACCCCAATCCCAAGGGGAATGACAAGGACGGTGACGGCGAGACTAACGAGCCGAGTCCCGTGAAGGACAAGAAGGCTGCCCCTTGTGATGACGCCCCCGCTCCCTTCAAAGAGCAGTGCTTGAAGAAGGTTGAAGAAGGGAAGAAGAATGAGGACAAGAAGGAAGCCGGTGGTGGCTGCGACTCTCCCAAACTTCCCGACGCCCTGAAGGCACAGTGCAAGGAGAAGGAGAAGGAAGGCGATAAGGAGGCCAAGGAAAAGTACCCTTGGGATGATTGTATTGCCGACCAGATGAAGGAATACGGCAGCAAGGAAGTTGCTGAAAAGGTTTGCGGTAAGATCCGGGCCGAGAGCCAGGGCCTCAAGTCCGCTGCTGATTTCCGCAGAAGCCTGATTCGGATGGCTGCCGAGATGCCCAAGGGCGATGCTTCCCGTAAGAAGCTCCTCACACTTCTCAAGTCCTAATGATTCAGCCATCGCCTTCAAGAGTAGCTGCCCGGTATGCGGCATCCCCTCCCACGCTTCGGCAAGTGAAAGCCCTTTTGAGGCGCACGGGAATCGAAGGTGAGTTGTCAGGGCGTGGGCGCGATTGGTCCGTGGAGTTGCCTGATAGCCGCACCTCTGACGCCTTCCAGAAAGCCTACCAAAAGGCTTTTCGTGCTGGGGTTGGGGGTTACCGTACTGGCTACGGTGCCTGGGTTATGCGCCCAGGCTATGGCGCAGACCCCCATGACTTCAACGACCCTGCTTCCCGGCACCACTACGCCGCGCTCCCAGAGGAGCCTGTGGTCGGAGACATTCTCTATTCCAACTGGGGATATGACCAGACCAACATCGACTACTACCAGATCATCAAGGCGACCCCAAAGCAGGTCGTCATAAAGCAGCTTCTCAAGAAGGTTGTGAGCACGGGCCGCACTGATGAGAAGGTCATCCCCCTCAAGGGGAAGTTCGATCCAAGAGGGAAGGCTCTCCGTAGAAAGTGGCGTCCCGGCTACAGCGACGGCATTGCTGTGAGCATCAACTCCTACTCCAGCGCGTATAGTTGGGATGGTCGTCCTAAAAGCCAAACAATGGCCGGGTTCGGCCACTGAAGACGATCTTCGCTGGGTAGTGTGAGCACACTGGAGGGTGAGGTGCTCGTAGCAGTTTCAGGGACTATCGGTGTCGGCAAATCCACTCTCTGCGCGAGGCTTGCTGGCGAGACCGGTTTTACCCTGATTCCAGAGCCGGTGTCCACGAACCCCTACCTCGCTGACTTCTACATAGATCCGACGAGATGGGCCTTTACAGCCCAGATATTCATGATCACGGATCGCTTCCGTCGGCAGCAGGAGATCACTGATAGCAGTGAGGGCTATCTTTTGGATCGGTGTCTTCACGAGGATTGGGTATTTGCCCAAGTTCTCTACGAAATGGAACACCTGTCTGAACGAGAGTGGGAGACGTACAAAGGTCTTCACCGCTCTCTTATTGAGGTGGTCCCGGTTCCAGATGCCGTTGTCTACTTGCGGGTTCCCCCCGAGGAGGCTCTCCAGCGCATCGGTTCCAGAGGCAGAGCTTCCGAGATGGCGATTTCCTTGGACTACCTCTCCCATCTTCATCGCGTGTATGAGGAGTGGGCTACCCGTATGTCTACCATCACAAGGGTGGTCGCTATGGATTGGCGTTCCTACGGGGATGTAGCCGAGGTTGTTGGTCGTCTGCCTACACCAAAGAGGGCGGTATCCTCAAATCAGACGTTTTCATGACTGTCCATTCCGGGTCCATGAACGGCTCGTACCCAAACATCTGAATCAGAGGTGCGTCGGCCTTCGCCACCCATTCTTTCATCTCATCGTCGTAGAGGGATTCCGGGTCTTTGATCCACGACGCGGGCCGGTGTGACGCACGGTTTTGGGGTGTCACACTCTGTACTTTCTCCAGGTCCTCGTTCAACACTTCCGCAAGCCCTTCGTAGAGGGTGGAGGTGTTGATGAAAAGGGCTGGGCGTGGAGGCTTGCCGTAACAGAACCGGAATGTCCAACTACACAGGCCCAGGCCAGCACCGAGGTAGTCTATCTCGGCTCCATAATGGCCGAGCGGGTCCGGGTCCCAGATAAGCGGGAAGGGGCGCGGGAGTTCTTCCAGGTCCAGGGGGTGGGTTGCCCCGAAGAGGAAGTCCTTGAACTCCGAGGATCCATTGCCCATTCTCCTGACGTTCTCTTGCTGCTGTTCCGACGGGTAGGCACTGGAGATGGCCATGTTGTAGAGGGAGGCGTACCAGGACCAGGGGTCTCGAACGCTCCCGAACAAGGCTCTTTTCGTTAGGGCCGAGGAGGGGATGTCGGCGGCCCTCCCATGACGGCGAAGGCTGTTGATAACCCCAAGCCCTGGGGGTTGGAGTTGCTTCAACACACGGTAGACGGACATGCCCCCTGTCTTGGGCATATGCCAGTAAGCGATCTTGTCCGTGTAGAAGAGGGACATCAGGAAGTGGGCCTGTCGGATCGATACCGTTCAACCAGAGCTTCTACTGGAGATCCCTCTTCCCCTTCATCCCCGAAGAAATCATCCACGTCGAACTCGTCAGGTTCGTCGTTCTCTTCGTCTGATTCAGGAGCTACCCGGACACCATCCAGGATGGCGTCTACCTCATCCATCTGGTCGAGCAGGTCTTCCCCTTCGTCGTCCCATTCCCCTTCGTCGTCCTTCTCTTCTTCTCCGTCCTGAAGTCCCTTGAGAATGGCGATGGTTTCCGGGTTGCCTGCAAGCACCTGCATCCTTGTCGCGAGGTCCAGACGGCTCACGTCGATCCCGTGGATGATTTCCGGCTCTGCTTCACCGTCCTCTTCCTCTTCCTCATCTTCTGGTTCAGGAGCGGAAGCAACGTCATTGGCGACTTCATTTTCCTCCGCTACGAGTGCTGCTGCCACCTCCGTCCATGCCTGAAGTTGGCCTTGGAGTTGATCAGCACTGGATTGCAGTTGCTTGAAGTAGTCCTCCATCTGGCTGTCGAGGTTTTCCACAGCTTCCAGGATTCCCGCCTCCTTCATCAAGGCATCCCTCTTCTCTTTATGCTGTGCTTGCATAGCCTTCAGGGATTTGGGAAGCTCCTTCAGCTTCTCTTGCAGGGACACGATGTTTTGAGAGGCGGTTTCCCGCAGGTTTGTGTTCACGTCAGCACCTTCCGGTTTTGATGAACGATACCCGCAAGCCAGTGCTTGCGGTTCCTTCAGTTGCCTCTGTTATTCGTCCTTGGTCGTCAATGGTGACGACGGGGTTGGTGTAAGTCCCCGCCGTGACGCCTGTGTTTGCGAGGTCAAAGGTCTTTGTCCCCACCCCGTCTGTGATGTTGATGCCGGTCCCGCCCGTTAGCACGTTTGAAGCAGCCGACGTGATTCGGCCTTGGGCGTCTACCGTGACATCAGGGTTTTCGTAGGATCCGGGAGTTACGGCAGTGTTTTCCAGGGAGACGGTGACGTTTGTACCGTCGTCCGTGATGTCGATGCCTGTGCCTTCTGCAAGCACACGGGCATTAGGAAGGTCAGCGTCAGCGGCCAGGGTGACGTACTGGGCATCGTCGGGTGCCCCCGCATCGCCCGCTGTCTTCCCGACATACCGGAATCCCACAATCCAGGGATCAAACGTCGCAGCGACAATCCCTGTTAGAGCGAAGAAGTCTGCCGAGAAGAGGAGAAGCCCGTTGGCATAGTTGAAAGTCCACCCTACGGTCTTGTTGGCCCCAACTCCTGTGGTCCCTTCCGTGGTGGTGATGAGAACACCGCCAGCGTTTGGATCACCGTTGTACAACTGCATGGCGTATCCGTTGCTCGGAGCGCCAGACGCTTGGGGGACTAACTGTGGAAGCAGCCAGTTTCGGAGTTGTGCGGAGGAAGTATCCCCCGGCGTTTCGTAGGCTGCGTAGGTGGAGAAGTTGGTTCCCGGAACCAGGGTCATTTGGGTAGCGGACGCAGGGTCAGACAGGTCCTGAATCAGATCCGGGTTGGCCGCCGCGTTGGTTTGTGCCGTTGCGAGGTTCCCGGCCACCAACCCCTGGAGCCGAGGCATCTCCGTCCATACCTGTTCTGCGGCGAGAACAAAGGTGAAGGGGAAGAAGACCTCGTACCAAACACTATTGGGGTTGG